AAAATTGGAACCGCAATAAATATCATTATAATTGCACTTATTATTCTAGTTTTCAATCATATCACATCCTAACACTAACAATTATATCATTTTGCAGCAAAAAATGATAGTAGAAAACATAAGAACAACAAAAAAGTTATAATTATCAATTACTATAATAAATATATTAAGCGTTATAATGTTTGACGTCTAATAAAATCATATGACAAAAAAATAACTATACTTAATAGGTATATATATATTAGTTCAAGAAGTTACTCATAGAAATAATTTAGTTTACATTCATAACACAATAGCAAAATAAAAGAACTTAAAAATGAAAGTTCTAATATTTTTTTGCAATATACTATTTTTCTTCGTTTTCTGTTTCGTTTAAACAATGTTCAATCATACTGATTATCACATTATTAAATGAAGTATTATTTTCTATTGCAAGCTTTTCAATTCTTTTAACTAGTTCTTCTTTTATATATAGTGATTTATATAAAGATATTTCTTTTTCTCTAGTTTTCTTTAAAACAAATTTCATTAAATCATCTCCTTGATTTAATTTTAATATGTAAATAAAATATAAGATATATTAAATTTTTCTAACATGTATATTATAAATCGTTTTTCTATAAAATAAAACCCTTTTTACAAGGGCATTCAACAAAACTGGTGGCTCCAGCGGGAGAAGTTAATGGTTAAAATCATTAAAATTAAAATCTTTGAAAACACTTGATAATAAAGGGCTTTCAAGCAATTATTCAAATGTTTCAAAAAATAAATAAAAATTTGATTTGACAAAAACTAGACCAGAACTAGACCAAAAAAAATGTCTCCTTTCAAACAAAAAGCACATTATTGATGATGTGTTTTTTATTCGTCCTTTTTTATTACATCTTCTATATTACAATTAAGTGCTACACATATTCTTGATATAACATCTAAGTCAACTCTTGTAATTGTTGACTTGGCATATCTTTGTAAAGCATTATATGCTATTCCTGTAATTTTACAAAGATAAGTTTTTGACATACCAATTTCTTTCATTCTGCTATTTATATCAACATAATATACTGGATATTGTGTAATCTCAATCACTTTCTTCTTTTCCATATTTCTCACCAATTAAATTATAATAGCAATTTCATATTTAGCGCACTTACGGATTGACAGACTTACCATATATGATATATTATATTTAGCCGAGATGATTACTATGCGTCAAAACAAATATAATACTTATTTAAAAGTATACTGTTTAATCGAATTATGCTTATCAATAATATTAATTATATTAGGAATACTTTTATTTCCAAAAATTGTTTTTGTATTTATTATTGGGCTATTTCTTTTTATTGATTTATTAGTCAATTGCATTAATATGATAAGTAAAAAATAAAAAATTATACTTTTTACATATAATTTTTATTTTTTCTTTTTTTCTATTGTGACTGTATAACCGTATTTTTTAGCAATTTCCATAAATGTTTTTAAGCTCATTGCAAACATGCCACTTTCCCAACATTCTACTGTCCTTTTACTTTTATTTAAAGATTTAGCAAAATCTTTTTGTGTTAATTCAGTCCACTCTCTCATTATTTTTATCACATCTTTAATGTGATAATCATTTGCTACAACTTTCATAATTTATTCCTCCTAAACCTTATAAACAAATAATACAAAATAAAATTTGCAAATTACGATAGAACCGAATATAATATGTGATACAATTATTTTTAGCAGAAAAAATTTTTTTAAACATTTCAGGGGGAAAAATATGAATGATAAGTTTAGAATAATAATGATAGCTTTTAAAAATGCTATAAAAAAAATCAAAAATGACAAAGAGTTCCATACACCATTATCAATTCAATATTTGTTTACAAAAAAAAGACCTAAAAAATAGATTTGGTCTTTTATTTTTTATCTTCCTTATATAGTTTTTCGCCTTTTTGCATGTTTATATAATAATTGCCCGTTTCATTAGCAACAAACCCTTTCAAATTTGAAACAAAATCGTCCAAATTTCGACTTTTATCTAATTCTTCGGTCAATTTGTTTATTTCTTCTTTTTGTTGCTCTATGGTGTGTTTTTGCTCGTTTAATTGGATAGTTAATTTTTCAATTTGTTTTTCCAAAATTTCAATTTCTTCGTTTTGTATTTTTTCTTTTGGATAAATTTTGACATCATCTTTTAAATATGCAACCCAACCAAAACCTACATTATACCAAGTATAGCCATTTGCTTCTTTTGTTTCAGTATAATCATAAATACCAAAGTCAATATAACCTAGTATTGTTTGATTAGTTCCTGCACCCTTTCTTATTCTTAATAAGGAACCTACTATCTCTAATTGATTTTTAGTTGTGTTTCTTTTAACTTGTTTAGATGTTCCTACTACTTTAGTTAATTTTGTATCACTAGAGTTTTTTTGGTCATCAAATTGATAAGTATAATCCAAAGGATTTACAACATATTTATTTCTATCACTTATATTATATTTCCAACTTTTTGGAACTTTCCATAATTCATAATGTAAATGAACTGCATAGCCATAAGTTCCACCCATTATTGCAATTTGTTGTCCTCTTGAAACTTTATCCCCTTTTTTAACTTTGATGGAGTCATCTTTCAGATGCAAATATCTACTACATAAATCATAATTGTTATCGTATGAGTGCCTAATAACAATGTAATTTCCTGCATTATTAGCTCCTGTTGATTTGCCTAAATCTATAACTGTTCCATCATTAATTGAATAAACAGGTGTATTATTTTGCCCACCATAACTATTATTCCACCCTAAATCTACCCCCTTATGTGGATTAGATATGGAATAATAAGGTTCAGTTGTATCCTTATATTTACAAGTTATTCCATTGTATTCTAAAGGCATTTTATTATATTTCATAATTATACCTCTTTATCAAATATTATCTGATTTTTCTTTGGAACTTCTATAACTTCTTTCATTTTACTAAATGAAGTAAATATTTTGTCTTCAAATGTTTTGTAAATTGCATCTGCTCCAATCCAACTTATTAAACCAACCCATAAACAATTAACTAATGATAACTCGCTAAAACATAATGCAAAAAGAGTGCCAAATATAATTGACACCCCTAGACTTATATACCATAGATAGTTTTTTGTTTTTAAGTGTTCTTTTATTTTCTGAATTATTGCTGTTGTTATAATAGAACTTGATAATGCTGCAATTAATACTAATTTTATTAATTCAAAATCTAACATATTAACCTCCTAACTTTGTAAACTTGCTTCTGACATAATTACACTTCATCTACCCAAGTAAGAACGCCATTTATATTTTTAAGAACTTGTGTTTTTGTTGCATCATAACCTGTATATGTAGTCGGAGCAGTTTTTGCATATTCTTGTGTAGCATATTCACCACGGGAAAATGTGCGTTTTGTATATATCATAGATGTTCCTTGCTTATAAAAAGAATAATCACTAGAAATTAGATTATTATTTGCTTCTGCCATTGATATAAGCTTTATATGAATTAGACTTCCAAAACTTGATGTGCTAGGTTTTACATTGCTTTTGTACCATATCATATGTAAACCTTGTGATAGTGAAATATATCCTGATGTAGTTCCAACAAGTATTAATTCGGCATATGAATTAACAGTTATAAGTGTAAATGGTTTTATATTATCATCTATAATATATCTAGTTCCAGATTTTTCTAAGTCTTCCACATTAATTGTAGGAAGTCCACTTGAACCACCGATAGCACTTATAACATTATTTTCATCAATAATTATGTTTTCTCCTGCTGTTAAAACATCTTGTTTACCACTTATGTCTTGATGTTCTGTTAAAAAATTACTATCGTTTTCTAGTTCACTTGTTTTTGTTGGTATTGTAGGTTTATTAGTTAAGTCATTATAATCACTTACTCCTGATGGTCCTGCTGGTCCTTGTGGTCCTTGCTCTCCTTTTAAACTTTCAAGCCACTCTTCTTCTGTTAGATTTCCACCATTTTGTACATATATTTCATATGCACTTAAACCTCTAGGTCCTGTTTCTTTAACATTACCTGCTATTGTTTCCATTGCTTTTATCATTATTTATCAGCTCCTTCTGGAAGTAACCTAAATATTTTTGGTTCATCCTTTTTAGTTTCTTCATTATATTCAACACCCACAATGGTTTGTGGTCTAGTATCAGGATTTAATTCAATTTCATACCAATATGCTACTGATTTATCAATTAAATCTCCTATTCTTGTATCATCTTTTGTTAAATCAACTAATACCATAGTTGTTGCTTCTGCTATAACTATATCTTTTTGTAATTCAACACAATCACAATCTTTTGCCTTGAATACTTTAAATCTAATTATATCTCCTGCTTGAAATTCGTGTTCTTCACCATTTTCATTTAAAGCAGTTACTCCTATGCTTGCTATATCTCCTCTTGTTATTTGTATTTCTTTTGTTTTTTCATTAATTTTAAACATAATATCACCTCTTTATTTCATTAATTTTTCCCAACTATCATGTATATAACTATTGCCATCTAAATCATTTGTGTAATGGTCGTAAACCTCATATGCTCTTTTTGCCCTTACTTCATCAATAGGTTTGCCATTTTGTTTATCTTCTAGAAATTCTGATAAAAAATCTTTACAATGGTTTTTATCTAAATGATCCATCTTCTTATTAATCGGTTGTAATTTCTTATCAAATATTTTATTAACTGATGTAATAATCACAGTAACAGAAGTAATTAAACCAGCAATTTCTAAAATAAGTTTCTCCATTTTATTCTCCTTTCTAAATGTTTATTGAACAATCATCATCTAATGGAATTGCAAAATATGAACTAAACCATTTACCAGTTTGTCCATTTGCAGTAGTATGAGGTTTCATATAAATAGATATGTGTCCTTCTTCTTGTCCAACAAAGAATCCACCATAAGAACCAGTTGCGCCAACTGCACCATTCCATACTCTACTACCTGTTATGGATTCAACATTTGTTATCGGTATTCTAGCAACTTCAATTTCATCACTTGTATTAATAGTAGAAGTTGAACCTACACCTATAAATATATATAAAATATTGTCTTTAACTCTCCATTGATTTCTTGTGTAAGAACTTTGTGTTGTTCCTATGTATGATGAATTTGTCCAACTAAAATCTCTCCACCCTGTATCATTAAATAATTTATCAAAGTCAATCCCATTTACAAGAACCTTGTTCCATAATTGGACATTGTATTCGCTCTTACTTTCATCATACATATCTCCAATTGCCATTTTGTTTCCAAATACTGCAAATGCTGGAATACCTGCTTGAATAACATAACTATATTCAACTTTTGATAACTCATCACTTACTTCAACCCCAATATTGTAAGAACTTCCAATATCAAATCCATTGTCTGTATCTCCTTTAATCAAACCACTAAATGAATATTTATTATTTTCAATAGTAGGTGTGATTATTGTTTCACCTGTTATATATTCACTATCATTTGTCTTTTTGTATTTGTAAGATACTTTTAATTCATTTTGTTTGTTTCCAAAATCACATTCAAAAAAATCTCCCTCAAAAGATATACTAACTTGTTCTGTTACATTGTTTATTCTTTCATTATCTTGATTTCCTTTTGTTAATTTATAATATTCAATAAAATTTTGAATAGGTTTTGTAAGTGGTGTTGAATTTCCTCTTGAATCTACTGCATAAATCGTTATTGAATTACTTGCATGATTTTCTAATATTATTTCATTAGAGCCAGTATTTTCAATCAAGTTATTATTAATATTCCAATACTTAATTGTTGATTGTTTTTGTGCAGTTGCAATTAAATTTGATATTTTAATATCACTATATCCCTTAACATAATTAGCGCCACCAGTTAATGCAATTACTTGTATATCAATATCTTCAAAGTCAAAATCACTAAATATTGGATTTGCATTTGTTATAACACCCGTTGATGTTAAATTCATTTCTCCAAGTAATGTATCGCCTGAATATGTTTCTAAAACCCACTCAATGTCAAATGTATTATTTGGAGATAAGCTATATATATTGTCTATTTGATCTTGTGTTAATGTTATTTCTTGTCCGTCAACAACATTGTTTAAAGTTAATATTGGAGTTCCACTTACTTTCATTTTCAAATTACTTGTATATGCTTCATCATATTCAGTGATTGACAATATTAATGGTTGTTCTATATCTAATGTATTATTATTAGAAAAAGCATTTAATTGACTAACCAATTTAGTAATTGACATTGTTGTTGAAGAAGACCTTTTATCATCAGAAACATCGCTATACCAAATTGTATATTTTACTTTAATGCTATTTACATTAGCAGGTATATTTACTTCAAATGTTCCTGTCGTTGTATGAACAGAAGTATCTCGCCAATCTTCAGAAGATTTTTTTAAAGTTAATGTCTTAGATTGAGTTGTTATTCCTGTTCCACTTATTTCAACTTTTCCATATAAAGAAATAGTTGTTCCTACATAACCTGTTGAAGAAACTAGATTTGTTTTTACACTTAAATTAAATTTTGTTTTTTCACTAGTTCTTGAACTTTCAGTAATTGATAATACTGATTTGGTTGTAGGTGGGAATGTTTCATTTAATGTTATTGTAGCCATTATATACCAACTCCTATCGTTTGATTACCAACTTTTTTAAGCATTAGACCTCCTGTTGTTCCTGTTGTTGCTTTAATATCTGTTGTTTCTCTTCTTGTATCAGTTGCTTTTAATACCTTGGCATTTGTTATTTTATTTACAACATTTAATCCTTCTGCACCTAGCGTTGCTTTGGTATCATTTTCTGTTGCTTCTACTGTAACACCTTTTGATATATTAACTGTGTCTGTGTGAACTTCATTTGCAGATTGACTCCATACTGCACTTTCAGAACCTTTATTTAGCATTAATTCCCATATTTCATAAGAATCAGCTATATCACACATTATTTCTATTTCAAATGAATTTGTTGTTATTTCTTCAGTTGTTGTTATCTCTCCCTCTTCATCTAAAACAATTTCACGACCATTATATTTAACACTAGCATTACCTAAAGGATTTAATCTTCTATACTTGAATCCTACAGAATATGTTCCATTTGCTAAGGAAAGACTTTGTTTTAATGAATCAGCTTTTAATAGCATTGAAGTTCCTGATGCACTTTTTTCAAGTATTTTCTTTTCAACATTGCCATTCCAATAATCATATACATCATTGTTTTTAAAATATAATCCTGTATTTCTTAACAGGTTATTGCCACCAATTTTTTTAAAAGTATTAGTAAGACCAGTCTCAGCATTTTGAATTAATTCATTAACTTGAGTTATCGTATAAACTTCATTATTAATTTTGTCTTGAATAATTACATTTTGTTCGGTATTAAGTAAAATTTCTCCTTCTATTTTTTTAACCTGAATTTCTGTTCGCTTTTTAAAATCTTTAATAGTTTCTTGACTATTTTTAATTAGTTCTTCTTGTTTACTTAAAGAAGGCGCTTCAAAAATACTCATAAATGAACCATCATAAGTGAAATTATTTTTTAAAATATAAGAATTAAAATAAGTTCCATCTTCATTTTCAATAGAAATTTTATTTCCAATTGTTAAATATGGTTTACCTGTATATGTTGTCAATTTATAATCTACATAGTTAAAACCTTTTATTTTATTCCATAAAGCATCTATATATTGGTCTCTTAATTCTTGAGTATTTAGAAAATATGTGTCATTTATTATAAATTGATTTTCGCCATTTAAAGTGATACTTTCATCATCTTGCCTAGTTACATTTTCTCCGTCAACATTAGTAAGTTTTACAACTAAACAATTTATTGGACCAACAACATTGTTTTTTTCTAATATTGAGTAATCATCTTTAGTAAATATTTCTGACACTTCATTATCTAGCCATTTTAAAGATAATGTATTTGTTTCTCGATTTATATAAGCAAAGTTCAATGTAACATTTAATATAGCTTTTAAAACTTGATTACATGTTTCTCCACCTTGAAATAAATTACCATTTACAGGAATATCATCATTAGTAAAACTTGTAGTTTCTAAGGTTAAACCAGTTTGTTGACAAACATCTAGCAAAACATCTCTTATTGTTTTCTCAACCCAATCGGTTATGCCACATATATATTTTTTATCTAATAATTTTAAGTAATCATAACCTGTTATTTGGTCTGTTTTAGTCGTTGTTTCGTTCTTTTCTTCTGATATGATATATTTACCAACATTAATGTATTCCTCACTTGAATCGTCATATTTGACACCAATCAGAGCATTTATTTCTTGATTTAATAAATTATAATTTTGTAAAGTGTTAAGTTTTATTGTTCTAGAGCAAATAGAACTTAATATTTCATTATTAACAGCACAACTTTCATCTATCGTTAATGATTGCAAATAGTCAGAGCAGGAAATAATTTGATTATCTCCATACTCTATTTTTCCTATCCTATTTGCATTGGCATAATTTTTACATTCTTGTTTAAATTTTTCTGTCATATATTATACCTACAATTCAATTAATGCTTGTGTTGGTCCTTCAAATAAGAAGCCTACTCCCCATGGCATATATGGTCTTGCATTTCTATCTCCACGATAAACTGTTGCTGTTTGATTTTTACCAGTAAATGGATTATAAAATTCAACTTCCATTACTGGGGATTTTATTATTTCACTATAAAAATCTATAAATTCGTCATTATTTAAATGTCTGCAAACCAAATCTAATCTATACTTTGTTGCAATTACATTTAAAATCATTTTACCTTTGGCATTTGTTGTTTCACGACCACTATTTTTTGAAACATCATACCAACCAACACTTGTTCCAACTTTTAAATAATTAGATATATCTTTCCCATTAATTTTTACATAAAATGTACAAGCGCTTGCATTTAATGAATATAAACTATTGTTAAATATAAAACTTGTTGGAGATACTGTTATATTTTCTTCCATATCATCACACCTATACAGGCACAGTAAATGGTAATTCTCCAGTTCTAATTACATGTTGTTGTATTCCATTTACTGCTTTCTCTACAATAATTCCCTCGTCTGCTCTTACATTAATATCGACACTTGTGCCACCAGTATTTGACATAGCCATTGCTACTGCTTCATATACACCAGCTTTTACACTTTCAACAATTTGATTGTTATTCATAACCGCAGTATGTGAGCCAATTGTTCCAACAAGTTCAGGACCTTTTTCTCTTGCTATAAACATTTGTCCCATTGAAGGAAGACCACCAGAAGCATACTGAGCAATATTATGCCATTTTCCGTTTGCATAAACACCTCCATCAGCTTTTTTGCTCCCGCCAAAGAAATCAATAACTTTTGAAGGAAGATTTGTAAAGAAAGATTTAATGGTTGCATTTGCACTTGATGTATCTGCTTTTACCTTAATAGTAGGATTTATTTGATTAATACCTTTTTGCAATTCATCACTTATTGAATAACCCTTATCTTGCATTTTATCAACAACTTCTTGCTGTATATCTTCTGGTAATTGTTTAAACACTTCTAAAAAACTTCCCTTATCCGCTTTTGCCAATTCTCCCCATGCTGTCGCTTGTTCATCAGTTAATTCTTCTATTGCTTTTGTTTCTTCTAATAATGAGTTGACTAAATTGTTATACTTTTCTTTTTGATTTTCATATAACATTTTAGTAGTATCTGTGGCATAGGTTTTATACGCTTCGGCAATTATATCTAAATTATCTTTTTCGTGTTTTATTCGCTGATCTAAACTTTCTTTTATTATTTCGCCGTCTTTTATATAAGAATCTGTAAATTCATTGATGCTTTCTTCAATTTTTTCATAATCTCCTGTTATTACAGATGTTGCAACATTTGAATATTTTATTTTTTCTATTTGATTTTCCTTATATTTATTTGTAGCATTTGTTTCTTCTTCAACTGCATTTTCTAATTCTGTTTTTAATTCTCCTGCATTCTTTTTAAGTTTTCTAAGTTCTATGCCTAATATAATCGCTTGTATATTAACTTCTTCTCCAGCATACATTAATAATTCATCATAAGTTTTTTGTTTTTCGGTTATTTCTGCCATCGCTTCATCATATGCTTTTTGAGCATCTGCTGTTTTTTTGATTTGTTCTTCTTTCTTTGCCCATAATTCATTTTCGTTTTTTATTTCTTTAACATATGCTTCACGATTTGCTTCTAAAATATATTCGGCTTCCTTAGTTTTAATAAGTTTTTCAATATTTTTTATATAATTTTTATAATCTCCAACTATTCCATCTACTAAAGTAGATTCAATACCATATGCACCAGATAATTCGTTTAAAATAAATTCAACTCTAGTTTCATATCCCTTTTTTACTTTTCCATTTGCATCTACTAAAGTTTCTAATTCGTCAACAAGTTCTTTATGTACGCCAGTCATAATAAGATTATTATTTAAGTTTTCTTGAATAATTTGCTTTTCTTGTGATAATGTTTCTAAATATTCATTCATTTGTTGATTTTGTTCTTTCAAGGCACTAGTTGTTTTTGTTACTTCAGTTGGCATTTTCATGTAAACATCATATAAACTTATTAAACCACCAGTTACCGCGCCAATGGCAGTACCAATTGGTCCAAATACCGAACCTGCCTGTGCTAAGCCACTAATCGTTCCAAGACTACCAGAAACAGCACCTAGAATATTAACTAAATTAACGCCATTATCTGTCATGTCCTTCATTGCATTATCTAATATTAGAAAACTACCACCTGCTACTGCTAAACCTTTTAATGCGTTTATTACACCGTTCAAAGCTGTTTTCCATACAACGATATTATCCTTTGCATCTCTAACAACGACATTTTGTTCTCGCCACGCCAATATTCCATCTTTGAGCCCACTCGTTAAATTGCCATTAACTTTAACGCCAAGCTTCATCCAATCTAACAATGACTTTGCAGGAGATAATAAAGATTTTAATACTTTCCCTAAACCACTATTCCCAAAAACTGATATTAATTTCTTGCTTGTTTTCCACAATGATGTTGCACCAGCAACCAATCCTAATCCAGCTAATATTTTGCCTTCTGTTGACAATCCTTTAAATGAGTTCAAAACATTTTTTAGAGTAGTGTTAATTCCTTCATATTTAAAACTTACCTTACCAGTCAAAGGATTAATTTCTTTAGTAAAACCTAGCCATTCCATAATATTATCCCTAATTTGAATAGCTTTCATACGAACTCTTTCCATTCCATTATCATAACCAGTAATAGCATCTAATAATCTTTGGTCTATTCCACCACTAACTGAAGAACCACCAGAGCCACTATTCTTATTGTCATTTATATTATTAATTTGATCGAAACCTAAAACTTGTCTTTTTAATTCTTTTGCCGACCCAGTTGCATCATCAATACTATCTTCAACATCAACAAAAGCATTTGACATATCTGCAATCCCACTATTATAATCAGATATTTCAATTCCAAACATCGTTGCTATAGCATTTGAAACTTCTTCTATTACCATTAATATAGCATTAGCATATGGTAACATTGAACCAAATGCACCCACAAATAAATTGGAAAGCGATTTTGATGCTTCTACCACTTGGTTTTTCAATATTTTTAATTGATTAGCAGGAGCTTCAATTGTATTTGCCCAATCTCCATGTGCTTCTTGTGATTGTCTTAAAACAGATATATATCTTAATAATTGTTTTTCTGCTTGACTTAAATCACGAATAGTTCTATCTATTCCTAAACGTTCAAGTTCTGGTTGTAATGTATTTTCAGTAATATCCATACCAAAAGAACGCAAAGGTTTTGTTTGACCTGCAAATATACCAGCTCTTAATGCTTCGGCGACAGTATTTTCGTCTTTATTATATAATGAAGAAATATCATTGACTAATTTTGTTGTATTTTCAGACATAATATAAGCATAATTACTAGCTATACCCATATTTTCTGCCATAGATTGATATAAACCTTGTCTTGTTAAAGTTTCAGCTTGATTTGTTCCAAATGCTTCATTCATAATATTTTGAAAGCGTATTGCTTTGTTAGTAGTATCATCAAGAACTACATTAAATAAGTTTAATGCTTCTGAATAATCAGTTGAATTTTTTATCCAATTTAGACCTGTTCTCGCTATTTTACTTGCTACTGCAAATGTCGCTCCTAAATTAAATGCGTTTTTAAAATTTTTACTTGTTTTGGTAATTTTTTCCATTTCACTTTCAAGATTTTTTAATTCAACAGTAAAACCTGTTAATTGTCCATTTTTATCCATGTGCGCTAACATTTTTGTTACAACATTGTCTGTTTCTTTCACTTTAGGAATGAATTTATTAATAGATTCTAATGCTTTATTCATTGAAGCAGTTATTTTTATACTTAATTCATTATTTTCCATTTTTGTTTTCTTCGCCTCCAAGCAGTTGTTCCACTTGTCTCGCTCTTGCCTTTAGTTTTTCTTCTAAAGGATTTATTTTTATCTGCTTTTGTTGCTTTGGATTTGAATTTTCATTTTTAAAATTGAAATCGAATGGTTTATCACGATACGATATTTTTTGTTTACTAAAGGCATTTGATAAAGCGACCGATATTGCCTCATAAAAATATGCACCCTGAATCCAAGCATTTGTATTTTCTATTTCTGCTTTATTTTGCAGTTTCCTTATATAAGAAAAACGATATGCCCAGAACAAGTCGGGGTCTCCCCTCCAAAACTCATTAACAGACATACCGTATTCGATTGCATAAGGTAATAAGTCTTTGAAGTAATCAGTTAGATTTTCATACTTATTTTCTTCTATATTATTGTCTATGCCTTGACTATCTTCGCTTTTTTCTTTAAAGCTGTATCGGTTGGGGCATTGACAAAATTTGAATATTCTTCTGCCAAGAACTCTAATACTTCGTTTACATCTCCACCTTCTTGTTTGTAAGTTTCCATTAACTTAATAGCAAGATTGGGATTAACATCAGC